TGTCCCGCCTGTATCGCCGTGATACGCTTCTCCAGCGCGGCGGCGTTCGCGGTGGATATATCCAGTCGGTCTTTCAGCTTCTTCGCGTCCTGCGTCTCCTCCTGCGTCATGACAGCAGGTTTTCCCTGCTCCGCCTCATGTCCTGCGTAGCGCCCGACGGCATAAGCAATGCAGATGAGCAGGACGGCAAGGATTACTGCACAGGTCGTTTTGTGCGCTGTAACCGTCTGTTTGACTCGTTCGAGCATGTTTTACACCCCCTCTGAGCGTTATGCGTAATCCGTCACACCGCGTGCAATGGCACGGGCGAAATCGTCCTGTCTGTTGGTAAGCAGATCCTCATCCTCTGCATTACTGATAAAGGCAAGCTCCACCAGTACGGAGGGCATGTCCGTCGCACGAAGGACGGTAAGCCCGGGACGCTCTTTCAGGCCGCGATCCACGGTGCCAAGGCTGTCTACGATCTGCCGCTGGATGCAGTCAGCGAGACGTTCGGCACGCCCGCCGAAATTATGCACGAGCGTCTCTGTGCCCTGTGCGCTCGTGTTCCCTGCGCTGTTGCAGTGGATGGAAACGAAAATGTCGGCCGGCCACTGGTTGGCACAGTCGCACACAGAGCAGTCCTGCCGATCAGCATAGTCGCTGTCCCAGTTGAGGTTGTCACTCTGCCACATGCGCACCTCATAGCCGACGGCTTCGAGGTAACCTTTTACAAGCTCGCCGACTGCTGCCGCAACGTCGCACTCACGCAGTCCTGTGATGGGGCTCACTGCACCGCTGTCATGCACAAGGTCATGCCCGGGATTCAAAAATACTTTCATTTGTCATTTCCTCCTTTAATGCCGCCCTTTTTACGGACGATCTCAACAAGTGCGCCCGCCTCCTCTACGCCCGACTGCTGCATATTCTCTAGGATCGAGACAAATTCGGTCAGTGCAAGATAGCCGATGGCTACGGTCGCTGCAAATGCGGGTGCGTGTGTCTTAAGCAGCATAAAATCGAGCATCAGCGCCGCTGCCACAACGCCGAAGTAGGTGAGTATCTTGTGCGTAAATCGTGTGCGCATCTCCTCGCTGCGGATGTACCCCATACGGCGTGCCCGGCGAATCCCACAGAAGGACTGCCAGAAGGTCGGGCTCTCTGTCCCGTCGTCCATGAGACACTTGCGAGAGAGTGACAGCCACTTGGTTACGAGGTCGAGGCAGACGAGTGCGACGAACGCTGCGAAGATTTGTGCATGGTCATGAGATGCCAGAGAGACGGCACAAGAGATGCTGAGTTTTAGCCCCCACCCCTCCTGCAGTCTCTGCAATACTTGTGTCATAATTTCCACGCCCCTTTACTCCTTTCAATCAAAAAGCCGCCATGCCCTCATGACGGCTTATCCTTACCCTGCGATATGCTCTGCAAGATATGTCGCAACATCTTCCTGATAGACCTGCGGCACTACCTTCTGCCCCTCAGTCTTATCCTCTTCGCTGATTGCCCATTTCCCAGAGCGCACAAGGAGTGCATAGACTGGGATCATGTAAGTCCATTTCTTCATTTCTTGTCACCTCCTTTCGCTTCGACCAGCGCGGCGACCTGCTCCGACAGTTCTGCGACTGCTTCGGCGATTGCAAGCCTCTCGGGGTCGATGTATGGCTCC